TTTATAGTAATCTTCTGTTATCCAGCGATTGTTATTTAAGAACCGACGAATAAGACCTCGTTGCTTATCATCTATCTTTGACTTCTTACACTTCTTAGTATTAAACTCTGCTGTGCTAGAGGTTCTACTCTTAACTTCACTGTTAAGTAAGTTCACAAGTGTTTCGAGTTGCTTACCAGAGAACTCTGATAGTCTATCTCCAACCTTTGTCTGAACTACTAATTCTTCATTGTGGTACAAGTAACCAGAAGCATATAGTATTGCAACTTTATCTTGATGCAAACCTCGCTCTAACCAGTTAAAGTGATCTCCACGTTTCCAATCTCGATTGTCTGCGCTAATAGGCATTTTTATAAAGACAGGCCAATCTACCTGCCATCCCAAATATGATGGGTGCATAGGACTACTCCGTTGTAAGGATACTGTTATGTTCTTTTATTATTTGGGTGCAACCCCAAGCAACTAAGCTCAGGGTTCACCAGTATGTTATATATTTAAGTTCTTACTGAACGATAGCGTTAAAGAAGTATCCTAAGTCAGCACCGACGACTTTCATGTCGTATGCCATTTTAACTTGGATATGTTCTGCAACTTGCTGACGCTTAAGAGCATCGTCAGAATATGATTCAACAGTAACACCTAGGTTGTTTACACTTGGGATATTGTTCCAAGCGAATGTCAAACCAGCCGCAGGTGTCATAAGACCTGAAGAGCGTGGTGTGTGTACTAGTAAAGCATTTTTACCGCCGATGAAAGCAGATGATTCTGCTAAACCTTCAGCTCCAGTATTTTCTACTGCTTCCATTACTAGGAAGTTTTCCATTCCGAAGATTTCAGCTAACTTACCGTCTGTGATCAATGCAGGGTTGTTGATAGTAGAACCACCATTCAAACGTGCAAGGATGTCAGGGTGGTTAACCAAGATGTCACGAACTTCTTTACCAACAACCATTGTGTTTGGCTTGAAGCCGCCAGATACTAACTGCATACCACGTGCGCCAGTTGTTACATCTGATATAGGTGTTGAGTTTGTGTAGTCGTTCCAGTAAACTGGAGTTCCAGCACCACTAGCCGCACCAGATACTTCTGTTGTCCAAACGCCAGTTTTGAAGAATGTATCTGCAAATGCTTTTTCACGATGGATTAAAAGACGGTTAGTAAGTGTTTCTGCACCAGCAGAACGGATTTCTAACATTGCATCTTCGTTAGCAAGTGTTTGCTCATCGAAGTCCATACCTAGACCATATACGTCTGCGAAGTATGAAGAGTTAGAGATTGCCATACCAATACGGTTCACTTCTGTACGTGGTGCTAATTTCTTAACATCACCAGAGCGATTCATATTCGCACGATCATAAATGTAGTATTTATCAGACTGTCTTTGTACGCCCACTGTTGGGAATACTTTGTCAGCGATAAAAGTTGATTGTTCTTGTACATAAGCAAGCGTTAAGTTAGATAACGGCTGATCTATATGTACTGAAGAGGGAGTTAATAATGGCATTATGTTGTTCCTTTAAAATGCTGATTTAGGCCGCTACGTTGCCACCTTGGATCATTTCTATTTCGATGATTTGTCCATCTACACCAGCTTCACGGGCATAGCCTAAGATAACGTCACCAGTTGCGGCTGTTAAAGCATCACCTGAAGCGTCTGTTTGTACTGCGGCTCCAGCGGCAATAGTACCACCAGCAGTTACCATTACTGAACCAGAAACGGTTACAGTTACAGCGTTGCCAGCAGTTCCACCTACGATGCAAACACCGATAGCGTTTTCGCCAGCAGAATCAGCTAGGTCTACTTGACCATCTGACTCAAGAGTTACGAATTTGAATTGTGCTGAAGATAAATCTTCCCCAGCGATGAAAGTACGGTTGTCACGAGACTGCATTACCGCCATGATTATTCCCCTTTGTAGGTTTTGTTAATAAGTGACTTACCTTCGTCAGTCTTAGCTACAACAGCGTAAGCCTTGGCGTATTCACTTTTCTTTAGTTGGTTGTCGTCCATGTAGGACTTTACAAGACTATCTAGTTTGTCTGAAGATGAGGCAAACTCACCGTCTACATCGGACTTACCAAATTCTTCCATAGATGCTCCAATAGATGCGTCACACGCCTTTAGTGCTTCCATGATTTTTTCTTCTTCTGCGAACTTCTCTACTAGAGACTTAGCAACAGCTAGGTCAAAGTGTGGTAGAGCTTCTTCAGCACTCTTAGTTAGAGCAACATCAGCTTTTTCTAAAGCCGCCGCTTCAAGTGCTTTAAGGACTGGAGCAGGGATGTCAGATTTAACTACCATCTCACCTTCTATGTCCATCATTTCTACTTCAGCTTTCTTTTCGATTGCATCAGCAGTTATAACGTAGCCGTTGTCTATAAGACCTTTACGAAGTGTTTCATTTTCAGCCTTGAGAGTTTCTATCTCAGCTTCTAGAGGGTTAACCTCTTCTGCTTTCTCAGCAACTTCAACTTCTTCTGCAACTTCTTCTGCTTTATCCATGTCATATCCAAGGGCTTTCATCGCATCTGCGCGACCACAACCTTTTTCTTCCATGTAAGCGGCTACTTTGGTTTCCATTTCTTCATTCATTTTGTTTATACCTTCAAAGGAATTGTCACGCTTGAATAGACTAACCATTGCCTGAGCATTGGCTGGACGGTCCACTAGGGATAGTTCTTCAAGGTGCAAGTTTTTTAGGAGATTAGGCAAGTTAGATTTCCTCCTTAATAGCACGTCCACCTATAGAGAACGCGGCGAGTTCACCAGACTTCACCATTGCCCAGACATCATCATCGAATACTTTGTAAGCGACAACCCATCCTTCACGGTCAGACTGGATACCTAGAGAATCACCTATTTCTTTAGTGATTGGGAGTGAGTGTACAACGACACCTACTTGATCCCCAGTGTGCATAGCCTTGCCGACTCGCACATGCTCCATAAATTCATTAACAGCTTTAACTAAAGTCTCAGCCTCTATTACATCACCTTGTCGATCTACTACAGCTTCACCTTTTTCGGTTACTACTGAAGCCCAACCATAGACTAATCGTTGTTCGTCGTCAGTCTTGAGTATCTTACCTTCAATATTTGCTTTAGTCATATCACTCACCGATGTATTTGATTGCCACATACGACATGACCAATAGCCAGCCGTTGTTTTATCTTTCTTACTATCACAATTATGTCTAGCTCTAAAGTTAGCTCTAGCTTTAGGATCATCTCGACGAATTTCCATGTTAGGATCTCCGAATGTAACTCTCTTAACCTTGCCACCAGACTGTACAAAGACCTCAAACTTCTTGTTGCCACCTTTGATACGTCTAGGCTTGTTTAAAGTAACCTTCTCACCTTGATAATCAGCTTTAGCAAATTCAGTCTTCATGATCTCTTGTACAATGACCCTGAGAGCCTCTATACGATCCACTGAGGGCTTCTCTGGCTCTTCCATAGGCTCACTGCCCTCATAGAAGGCTAGATACGCCTCATGGCTCTCTGCTGGCATGTATATAGCTTGCCCATTGTAGTCAGATACGTGAGTAGCTCCACCAAGTCCTAAATCCATAGATCTAGAGATAGCTTCAGGCTCCGTAGTAAATATATCGTTAGCATATTTTGCTTTACGTAGAGTAGAAACCTTATGACCAACCATTTGACCTGTAGGCTTACCTTTATCGTCAGTTATTTCAATACGTGCGGCAGGTTCTTCTTTTGTACCTGTTATTTTAACTGGGATGTTAGGTACTGTACCATCTCTTACTACTTGACGTACAATTCCACTAGCAGTTCCACCAGATGAGTTCCAAGACACTTTAGATCCGACTTTCATGATAAATAACCTTATGTTTCGTTCTTAATTAATACACCTTGGAAAGATGCGCCTATTGCAGTGTTGCTTGTGTCTGTAGACACCCTACATTCTAAATCTGTCTTCTCTGCAAACCCTTGTGGGTACTTAAATGACTGTATTAGCTGATTACTCTGTAATACTTGTACAAACCTTGTTCTAAATACATTAGATCCGTAATCTCTACTGTTAAACTTACAGTGAACTAGCTTTTGAGCTTGGGATACAGCCGCAGTAAAGTTAATTTCATCTACATATAATGTATATCCAGCAGGTACTGTATATGCGGCTATCTGTGTCTGATTGCCTATACTTATACTAGCATATACTGTAGAGTTAGGAACTCCACCTGTAGCACCAGAAGAACCTATGTATATAACACCGCTAGTTCCTTCGTTAGAACCTGCAAGCGTAACAAAAGATCTATATACTCTTAAATACGACAACTGAGTAGTTACTTGTGTCTGTCCGTTTAGAGTTATAGTTTCTTCTATCTCATTATAATCTTCATCTAGACCTTGTATGAGTATAGTTCTAGCTCCTATGCCAGTACCACTATCATTTGCACTTGTACTACTTACAAACATAGTAACTGCACTGTCTAACCAGATATAGTTACCAGCGTTACCCCATACCGTTTCTTCTACAGTATCTACGTCTGGGTTATAACCAAACTTATAGAGTGTTCTATATCCTATAGAGTGTCCTCTGGATATAGCTAGATCAGTATGATCGTATATTCTTTTAGGCCAACCACCAAACATCTGCTGTACCACCTGTTCATATTGTTCATTAGGATCTGAAGCATCTTCTATATCTGGTCTACCTGTTAAGATACCACCAGCGGAAAATGAGTTGATCTGAGTTATCGGGGTTGAATTTACTTCTGGGCTACCAGTAACAATAGGAGATGCTGTACTTACCTCATCCTCTATTGCTGTAGCATTAGATACTATAGGAGAACCTGTATCAGTATTGCTTGTAGTTAGTAAGTGTACTTGACCTACAGCGGAAATAGAGACTATAGGTTGACCTGTTGTAGTATTACCTGTAGTTAAGTTCTGTACTTGACTTAAACTAGAAGTAGATACTACAGGAGAGCCTGTAACAGTATTACCTGTAGTTAAGTTCTGTAACTGACTTAAACTAGAAGTAGATACTATAGGTTGGCCTGTTGTGATGTCTATTACGTTACTGACATGCACTTGAGTTATTGCAGTACTCTGAACTACAGGGGCAACAACAACAAAGCTATTTGCACCTATGTAGTTTTCATTGATAATAGGCTCACTAGCTTGAGTGAGTATTAAACTGCTATTTTCCTGTAGAATCCTGCTTGTCATGCTTAATGACCTCTATTATGCAGGATCAGGTATACCGATAGTAAATGACCCTAGTGAAAAAGTATTACCAGATGAAACAACTTGACTTGCAGTAAGAGAACCTGTTGCAAGAAGACGGGTATTAGTTGTATCTATTATTGCGTAGTGAGTTGCTGTACCATTGCCAGTTATTGAACCATCTGATATTGCGGCTACTACTACTTCACGTCCACCACCAGATCGGTCTGTAGGCGAAGCAATAGAAAGACTTGTAGAATTACCTAAAGTGTAAGTAGAGGATGCTTCTGAGTAGCTTGTAGCTTCTTGAGATGTCAGATCAATACGATTAGCTTCTGTGTCTAAGACAGTTAGTCCATTGTCTAGAACTCTGTTGTTTAAAGTTGCCATGTTATTCTTCTACCTCTGGTTCTGGAGCTACAGTTACATTCGGATCGTACTCTAGTTCAGCTATATCCATAAGGTCTTGGATAACCTCTGGGTGATCACTGACGTTAATGTTTGCACCATTAAGGTTACGCAAGAAGGATGCAATCTCACGTAGGTCGTGTGGTGCTACATCACCAGCTTCAATAGTTGGCATCATGTCATAGTTCAGACCGTTCAACTCCCACAGTCGCTCGACCAACTGTTTGTTGAGAACATCTGTGATCGCTTGGATGTAACTCTCAAGCGCACGAAGGAACAGGTCTGTCTTCGACTTGGATAAGGCGTAAGAACCGCCTTGAGATCCTAGTAGAAGAAACTCAGATAGCATAGATCTTGCTATGTCATGCTGATAACGCTTAACAATAGGATCTATGTCTATATTACGTTTACCATTAGAAGCCATAAGTTCTATATCAACCAACCTTTGGTTAGTAGGAGAACCATCTTTGTCTGGATAGCTGTCAGAAGGCAATATTATGTAACCTTGCTCGTTAAACTTAACATCTCTAAGGATCTGTTGTAAGTTTCCAACGAAACCTGACTGTGCGGCAGAAGCATCGCCTGATAAGTACTCAGCAGGTATGCGAGCTACTGGAATACCAGCTAACTCACGTTCTACTGCAATAGCTTCTATAGCTTGCAGATTATTAAGGTATTCATAAGAAGTATAAGCATTACGAAGGATAGAACGACCAGATGGGTCACCATTAAGGCTAGTTGTTCTATAGTAAAGAGACTTAT